ATGATACAAATGGCAGAAGCTTCTGCCAAAAAAGCAAAGGATAAAAAGGCTAAAGAAGCTGCTGACAAAAGAATTGCGGAGGCAAAGGCGAAAGCAGAAGAGCTTGCTGCAAAAAGAGCTGAAGCAGAAAAGAGGCGTGCAGATAAAGAAGCTGCCGCTGCAAAAGCCGCAAAAGAAAGAGAAGCTAAAGCTGCTGCGGATAAAGAGGCATTAGCAGCGGCTAATAAAGCTGCTGAGGAAAAAGCTGCCAAGCAAGCTGCAAGATTAGAGCAAATACGAATGCTTGAGGAAAAAGAGCAGTTCCGCCGTGGCGAGCAGTTACAAATAAGGCAACAAGAAGCGAAAAGAATAAAAGAAGCAAAGGCGGCGGCAGATGCCAAGGCTGCGGCGGATGCTAAAGCTGCGAAAGAAGCAGCAGATGCCAAGGCTGCCGAAGATAAAAGAGCTGCTATTGAAGCTTCAAGAAGACGAGCTGTTATTGAAGCGGCTGATGCAAAAAAAGAAGAATATAGGCGTCAACAAGAAGCGGCTGCCGAAGCTAAAAAAGAAGTTAAAACATTAGATTTAACTCCTGATCAACTTGTTAATACATATAACAATTCTGCTGCTGCTAAAGATTTTAGCCTTAACGCAAGATATGATCCCGAAACTAATACGTTTATTGAGGACATAAGTGGTTTTGGTTTTACAGGCGATCAAGCGACTAACAAATATACTCCAGAAGAGTTTATGTCAAGGCTTGGATATAAGGCAGATGATTACAATACTTTTAACTTTATTCGGCCAGAACAAAAACAAAAAGAACCTCCAAAGCTAGAAGCTCCTGTTGTTATAAATGCTGAAAGACAAAGGGTTGTTGACCCAGTAGGTTCTGTTGGAAATGAAGAACCCACGCCTCCTGATATTTTAGACGGGCGTAAATTAACAGACATAATAAAAGAGAGTGAAGGACCTGCTCCAACGTTTCCTCCTATAGGAGACATGCTGATCCCAGGCGGAGGCATTGATACTACTTCTGGCCTTGGCGCTGATCCACAAGGATATCAGGACCTTAAAACTGCTCCCGCAGGATTTAATTGGTCTGGAGGTACAGTAAGAATCTCCCCTGAAAGTTTTTATAATCCAACAACAGGTGAGGAATGGACAGCAAATGCTGCTGGATGGGTTCCTCCTCAAGGCTGGGTTAAAGGAAAGAAACCAACAAGTGAACAGCCAAGTCCAGAACCTGATCCAGAACCAACGCCTCCACCACCACCTACGTTTGTAGATATGGATCCGCTGAAAGGTATGCGTGAGCAGTTTGTTCCAAGAAACATTCTTGGTCAATCTTATGATCCGCAGGTTCGAGAAGACTTTGTTAAAAAAATGCAGTCGGGAGCTAATATATCTAGATACCCGACTTATGAAATGCCAACATCACCGCTTCCTCAAACCCAGTTCGGAGGGTACGGACAGCCTATGCCTATGTCGCCACTAGCGCCATATGCTGGTTTAGGTGCTCCGCCGATCCCGCCAACTGGTGAAGATGAACCGTATGATGAAGACGCAAGACCAGGAGGTCCTTCGCAACCACCTAGAGGAGGCGGAGTGTTTTAATGGATACAGTTAATCTCTCATCTTATATCTTTAAAAAACTTCAAAAGTTTGAAGAAGGTCATATTGAGTACTTGACTGGCGGTAACATTAAAACAATGGAGGACTATAAATTCGTGATGGGTGAGTTATCGATGCTTCGCACCCTTCGCGAGGAGTTAAAAGAAGCATTGCGAACTGAAGGAGACCCCGATGAGTAATCTGTCAGCAACAGATGCTCTCGCAAAATCGTCATTAGATGACGCGTATGTGAGTAGTGAGGAACGTGTTTTAAATCCAGATCTTCTGGACAAAACACTATTAGAAAGAATGCCAAACCCTGCTGGGTGGAAGCTTCTTGTTTTACCTTATAGAGGCAAAGGCGTAACAGAAGGTGGGATTGTTCTAACAAAAAAAACCTTAGACAAGGAAGGTCTAGCTACTGTTATTGCTTATGTTCTTAAAAAAGGCCCATTAGCCTACCAAGATGACGACAAGTTTGGCGGCATACCTTGGTGTGAGGAAGGACAATGGGTGTTAATAGGTCGTTATGCAGGAGCCAGATTTTCTTTAGAAGATGACTCTGAAGTGCGAATTATTAATGATGATGAAGTTATTGGGACCATTTTGAATCCCGATGACATTAAGTCAGGGTGAGGTGAAACATGTCAGAACAAACCTTAAGCGAGGCACTCGCTGATATTGATATTGATTTAAATATCACAGACGAGGATATAGAAAGTGCAGCAATTCCAGCTAATCTAAGAAGTTCAGACGATGAGGTTCAAGATGAATCTACATTTGTTGAACTTTCGGATGAAGAGCTAGAAGAAATATCTCCTGTTACAGATGATGAAGTAACAGAAGACTTTTTAGCTAATGAAGAAGATTACGAAGAAGAAACTGAAGCTGAACGAAGGGCTAGAACTGCTCAAGAGCGGATCAATCAAGCTGTTCGTCAAGCTAAAGAATTTCAACGTAGAGAACTTCAAGCTGTCCAGTACGCTAAGCAACTGCAAGAAGAGAACAAGAAGCTTTCTGCCCAATCAAGACAGACAAGCGTTAACTCTGCCGCTCAGAACTTGCAGATACAAGAAAGCTATTCGAAGGAATTTGAAGGCAGAATTGAAGCCCAGGCTGATGCTGCTAAACGAAATCTTCAAAAAGCTTATGAGTCTGGAGATCCTGAAGCAATGGCAGAGGCTCAACAGCTTATTGCCAGAACCGAGGCCGATCGTTCTTCTTTATCACAATACAAGCGTGAGCTTGCAAAGTATAAAGAAGACTACAAAAAATGGGCTGAAAGTCAGATTAACTACCAAGAACCAGAGTATCAGATTCCTAATAATTATAATCAAGAACCTGAACCGCAGTACTTAGAGCCTTCTAGAAAAGCTCAGGAATGGGCTGCACAAAACGAATGGTTCGGCACAGATAGAGTCATGACCAATGTGGCTTTTGCTGTACATGATGAACTTGTTCGATCTGGAATTGACTTAGAATCAGATCAGTACTATTCTGAAATTAATCGCAGAATTCGACAGGAACTCCCTCACAAGTTTCAAGAAGAGCGATCCGCAGGAAACACAAGACCCGTCCAAAGAGTTGTTTCCGGTACGCGCACAACAGGAAAAGGACGCAATCAAAACGATCGTAGGATTGAACTTTCGCCCACTGAACAACAGCTTGCAAAAAAACTCGGTGTGCCGTTCAAAGAATACGCAAAACAAAAAATGAGGTTGCAAAGATCATGAATGAAGAGACAAAAATAAAAGGTTCTGGAGGATCCAGCAGGATGCCCAGAAGCGCAAGTGGAAGAGATTCCACTAAAGCTCGTCAGCCATGGCGCCCACCTCAAATTTTAGAAACGCCTGAACCTCCACCTGGGATGAGGTATCGGTGGCTAAGAACTCATATTCGAGGCGAAGCCGATAAAACCAACGTACACATGAGAATGCGAGAAGGCTACGAAGTGGTCAATCCTGCTGAAGTTGCTGGGTATGATTTACCTACAATTGATGAAGGATCTCACGCTGGAACTGTGGGCGTAGGCGGATTAATGCTTGCTAAAATCCCAGAAGAAACGGCAGAAGAAAGGAACGCATACTTCCAAAGTCGAACTGAAAACCAAATGAATGCGGTTGACAACGACCTTATGAAGGATGAACATCCCTCTATGCCTATCTCTAACGAGAGGAGAAGTAAGGTAACATTTGGCGGCTCTAATAAATAGAGCCATTATGATTGTGTTTTAAGGAGAAAATAAATGGCGAATCAAGACGCCCCTTTTGGACTCCGCTATGTTCGCAATATTCAGGGGAACTACAATTCTTCTGGTCAGTCTCGTTATAGGCTAACGACTGCTGACGCGACCAACACTACTAGCATTTATGCAGGTGACATTGTTACCCAAAATACTGCCGGTATTGTTACTCGTATTGCTCGCGCAGATGGTGGATCCGCTACTTCCGACATTATTGTCGGCGTGTTTAACGGCTGTTTCTATACAGATCCTACGACCAGCACTCCTACTTGGAGTAATTACTGGCCTGGAAATGCAGCGACCGATGCAATTGCTTTTATTTTCGACCATCCTATGGATGTGTTTGAAATTCAAGCAGATGCAGCGTTTCCTATTGCAGATCTGTGGGGGAACTTCGATATTGTTGATAACGCTGGTACTGGTAGCACAGACTCAGGCCTCTCTTATGTAGAGCTTGATGTTTCTACCGGCGCTACAACAGCGACGTTGCCATTAAAAGCCCTGGATATTTCTGGTGACCCAGACAATTCAGATGTAGGTTCAGCCAATACTAACGTGCTTGTCACCATTCAGAATCATCTGTTTGGCCAGAAGCAAGTTGGTTTAGCTTAAGGAGTTAATATATGGCTATTTCAAGAGCCCAATTAGCCAAAGAGCTAGAGCCTGGCCTCAATGCTTTATTTGGTATGGAATATGCTCGTTATGAAAACGAGCATGCAGAAATTTACGAAACAGAGTCTTCTGATCGAGCATTCGAAGAAGAAGTACTTATCGTAGGTTTTGGTGACGCAAAGGTTAAAACCGAAGGACAAGGCGTATCTTATGATAACGCTTCTGAAGGTTTTACAGCACGCTACACTCATGAGACCGTGGCTTTGGCCTTCGGACTTACCGAAGAAGCTGTTGAAGACAATCTGTATGACCGCCTTGGCGCTCGTTATACTAAGGCTTTGGCCCGTAGTATGGCGCACACTAAGCAGGTTAAAGCAGCTAACGTTCTTAACAATGCGTTTAACGCTAGCTTCCCAGGTGGTGATGGTCAGCCTTTGATCAGCACAGCACACCCGCTTGCGTATGGCGGTACTCTGGCAAATCGGGCAACTACCATGTCCGATTTAAACGAGACTTCGCTTGAAAACGCATTGATCAGCGTATCGACTTTTGTTGATGATCGAAGCATGATCTTGGCCCTTCAAGGCACCAAGTTGATTGTTCCGCCTCAGCTTCAGTTCGTAGCTGATCGTTTGCTTGATACCCCAGGACGCGTAGGTACTGCGGACAATGACATCAACGCAATCAAGAACATGGGTCTGTTACCGCAAGGTTATGCAGTCAACCATTTCTTGTCTGACAATGATGCATGGTTCTTGTTGACCGACTGCCCTGACGGGTTTAAGCACTTTGAAAGAAGCCCGATTTCAACTTCTATGGAAGGTGATTTCGACACAGGCAATGTTCGATACAAGGCTCGAGAGCGTTATAGCTTCGGGTTTAGTAACCCACGTTGTGTGTTTGGTTCGCAAGGAGCTTAATGTTTCATGTGAAACATAAGAAAAAGGTGGTCTTTTGGCCACCTTTTTTTTATTCTAAGATATAGATTCTGAGATAAAACAGCCTAAGTAACCGGCTCAGCGGACGTTACGAAGATACTTAGGCGAATCCTTTCGTAAGAGGTGACCATAATGGCGCAAACCACTTTTTCTGGACCCGTTAAATCTTTAGCTGGTTTTATTACCGCTGGCGTTAATAGCAGCGTTAGCTTATCTGCTGACACTACACTTACTGTAGCTGCTCATGCCGGTAAAATTATTATGTTGAACGATGCAGACGGCAAGTTTACTTTGCCTTCTATTTCTTCAACCGCTCCCAATGACCCTACTTCTCCCGACCAAACAAACAACATTGGCGCGTCTTTCTTTTTCTATGTTGAAACCGCAGCCACTGATTTGGACATTAAAACAGATGGAACCGACAAGTTTGTTGGTGCTGCGATAGTAGCTGTCGATGATGGTGCTAATAAAGCATTCGTTCCTGCTGCATCTAACGATGTAATTACTTTAAACGGTTCTACCAAAGGCGGTATTGTTGGAAGTGTTATTAAAGTAACTGCTATCGATACTGCGACCTACTTGGTTCATGACTCTTTGCTGATCGGAAGTGGAACGATTGTTACGCCTTTTGCTGACGCTTAATTAATTTAGGAGAATAACTATGGCTGATGCAGTCTCAACGACTACCATCTCCGACGGTCTCCATCGTGCAGTTATTCAATTTACTAACCTTTCGGACGGCACTGGTGAAAGTGCCGTTACGAAGGTCGATGTAAGTGGTTTATCTGCAAAAGCTGATGGAACGGTATGTTCTGGAGTTACTATAGAAAAAGTCGCGCATGCCGTAACAGGTTTTACACAGGTTCAACTGTTATGGGGAGCCACGGCTAATACAATT